AACCCACTAAAACTAATCTTTTTATTCCTTAACGCAGGATCAACTTCAAAGACGTGAACCAGGGTCAGAAGATCTGCATTAGCAATATCTACCGATTCAATCGTCGGAAATTGTGAGATCTTTCTATTGGCCACCTATTTCTAAAGTCAAGTCCTAAGTGATATTATAGGACTGCTTATTTCTCACGAATTTCAATTCGAGGAAGAATATCAGTAGTAAAATTCCAAACTCCCTGGATGCCAAACACAAGGCCACAAGAAATAGCAAAGACAACAACTACTTCAGCCAAGGTTAGATTTCGCCTGACGTAAACAGTTCTTACTTCTGGTTCTACATATTGTTGAACAGGAGGAGTAGGTTGCGGGACTGGTTGTTGTGGAATAGGTGCAGGTTGTTGTGTTACTTGTTGGATGGCTTGTTCCAGGGCAATACGCCGCATCTCTTGAAAATCAGGAACAGGAGGAGCTTGCTGTGCTACTTGTTGTTGTTGTTGTGCAGCAGCATATTCAGCAGGGTTTTGAAAGCGAGGCCCTTCAGGGTTTTGATAATAATTACCTGTCTCTTGAGGAATATTACTGGAAGGGACTTGATCTTCCATTACACTCGCGTTATTGTTCATTGAAAGTGTAGCATTAATCAAAACCTTTTGCGATGAGCAAAACTGAAACCGGCGGAATCGTTAAAGCAATGGGTGCTATCACCGCTGAACTAAGAGGAATTCGCAATATTTTATCTTCAATGTGGCACAGCCGCTACCAAAATGAAGAAACAGATCTAGTTTCTCCAGAAGTGTATTCAGATGAATACATTTCTACTGAAGAGTGTGCTCGACGTTTGAATGTAACAGATCAAACTATTCGTAACTGGATTCTGCAGGGCAAAAAAAAGAAAGATTTTGGTTGGCAACAGGGTGTTCATTACATTGTTATGCCTGTTGGAAGCCATAAAAAAATGATTCGTATCCCATGGAATCAACTAATTCTCTCCTATAGGAAAGGAGAAGATGTTAACCTGAGAACATTTGACCCAATTAATTCTGTTGATTTATATTCTGGCGATTCCCGCAGGAATTTAGATCATGTACCGGATCCTTCTGTTCCTAATGTAGAAGACTAAAATGACTCATCGTTTTGAGGGAATAAACATACCTGAACTTACTTTTGATAACTATCAAGAGCAGCTTCCAACTAGCTTGGCAAAACAAGTAGAAAAATTTTTACCTCCTGAAGGTTCTTTTGATGAAAATATTATGCGTCGTTATGTACAATCTATACGTGATTTTGAATTAGAAGATCCAAATAGCAGTATGACTTTAGCGAATCGTTTACGTCTTGCTTTTCAAGATATGCAGCCAGAGACGATTTGTAGTCGTTTTCCTAATGCTGATCTACCTTTAAAGCGACGTTTACGTTGTGTAGCTGAGTATTTAATTCGTTCAGGAGAATTTGATAAAGTAAAAGATGATAATGGCAAGCTTGTTAAAAAACGTGGTATCTTAGGAAAAATGGTTGTAATTTATCAACCATTACCCAAAATGCTTTTGATTTTACAAAAACAAAAACTTTTAAAAAATGGACAGACGTGAAAAACTTTTAGCTGCTGTATGCGGTAAAGACCTTGAAGGTAATAGTGTGCGTTATGCAGATGCAACTATTAAATTAATTCTTGGTGATATGGGCAAAGAATATATGAAATTCTGGGAGATCGAAGGCCCAGGAGCTATGTGTTTTCAGCCAAACAATGCTGAACGCACGATGTTTTGGTTGACTTTGAGTGAATTGCATTCTGCAAAAGAAGAAACAGAATCAGATGGGGAAAAAGAATTAGCTGAAACATTTCGTCAAATTTTAGATTCTGTTCAAAAAATTGATCCTACCGCCGGGGCTGGTTATATCCTGAATGATCACCAGGGCATGCGTTACTTCTATATTGATTACAATAAAGAATCTGAGTAATGGGTCTTAAAAGAGGTAACGTACGCTCAGAGGACTTTGAATGGATTTCTAATCGTGATTTGGTTGATTCTGCCCACCTCCTTATGGGCCAAATTGATCTCGATCCAGCTAGCTCTGCATTTGCTAACGAATACGTCGGAGCAAACCAGTACTACACCCCAAAACAAGATGGTTTAAATGAAGAGAAATGGTTTGGCAATGTTTACTTGTTTCCACCAAGCCAGTCTTATTTTTGGCATAAGAAAAGCCAGCGTTGGAAAACAACACGAGGTCTATCGCCTACCCTTACTTCAGGGCATGCTCTTTGGTGGCGTACTTTAAAACGTAAATGGCTTTCTGGCGAAATTGAACAAGGTTTATATTTTTCTAATTTTATTGACATGACTATGTATTGTCAGGATATTTTTGATCATCCTGTTTGTATCATGAAGTCACGTCCTACTTTAATTCGCCATTACTACGCTGACGACAAGGTGCTGTCAAGGAATACAGGTTCAAGTTTAATTGTTTATTTACAACCAAGGAACAACATCGCAAATGCCACTCAAGAATTTGTAGATCTTTATTCTGAAAAAGGACGAATCCTTGTGTAGGATATTAAGACTGAGAATTTGTCATGTCTGTTTTAAGCGATAAAGAGATTCGAGAGTTTGCAGAAAAAGGAATGATTTCTCCTTTTCAAACTGAACTTGTTAGTAAAGAAAACGATGTTCCAATCCTTAGCTATGGACTTAGTTCCTATGGTTATGACATTCGTTTGTCACCTAATCAGTGTCTTTTATTCGGGGGTGTCCAGCATGGAATGTGTGATGCCAAAAATTTTGACCCTGATATTTTAAAGGAGACGGAGCTTCATGAAGATGAGCGAGGAAAATATTTTATCTTGCCTCCTTTTGGTTACTGTCTTGGCGTTGCTGTTGAACGCTTGGCTTTACCCCGAGACGTTACCGTGGTTGCAGTGGGTAAAAGTACATACGCCCGCGCTGGAATCATGGCGAACATTACTCCAGCAGAAGCTGGCTGGGAGGGCCATTTAACTTTGGAGATCAGTAATTGTACTCCTTTGTTTAATAAGATCTATGCCAATGAAGGTATTTGTCAGCTCTTGTTTTACCAGGGGGAACCTTGCGAAGTTGACTACCAAATGCGTAAAGGAAAATATCAAAAACAACCGTATGAAGTAGTCTTATCTAAGGTTTAAGAAAACATTGTGTATGGGTAGTACAACCGATTTGTCGAAGGCTGCGGTTTATTAGCGTAGTTTGTGGCACCAGCTTTGCCAAAGGGATCTCCTTCAATAAAAGCTGGTGTTTGTCCTTGCTTATCTGTAAATGGTTGATCGTAATTCATCTTCTGCCGAAACTTTCCGGCTGACTTCTTTGCTCGTAGAAACTTTTCAACACGATCTTGCTGCTTCTCGTTGCGAATGTCCCCAGCATATGCAGTACCTTTCTCCTCATCATCTAATCGCCGTATGTCAACATCATACGCACGCTCAGGCGTTAGATCAGTAACGTGTCCACCAGAGCTAAGGGCCATTATTGCTGTGCATAAAAATCATCATAGTTGAATTATAATTGAACTTAATTAATGAGAATAAAACAGCATGGATTTCTTATCCTCTTTTATTAAAGACAGCGACGAGTTAAAGACTCGCCTTGCCACTGTTTCAGATTTTGGACAGGAATTAGATAATGAAAATAATGATGTTCCAGTGTATGATCAATTCAATCGAGGAATTGCAGTGACGCAACAATCGCGTCCTCGCATGAACTTAGCTATTGATCCTGAGGCACAACCAAGATGCGGAGTAACGGGCACAATTCCAAGCGCAGAGCAAGGTATAGCAATGGGTGCGATGCCTCAACCACGACAATTGATGGTGGACATGGGGGATTACGCGCCGGAGGAGATGGAGATGGACGAGAAACGTCAACGGAAACTAAAAGCTGGTTTGAACCAGTAACAGAGGAAGAAGAATTGGCTGTTAGTGATTGCCCAGGGGGAGTTTGTCCCGTGCCTTGGGCTGTTGACACTAGTGGTGATCAAGAAGAAAAAGAATTAAAAGAAGAAGAACAAAAACCTTACAGCGAAAAAGTATGGAATAACTATGTAGAAAAACATCAAGAAATTTGGGGAGATACTGTTAACCATCCTTCCCATTACACTGATGGTACCATTGAGTGCATTGAAGCCATCGAAGCGCAGTTAACGCCAGAAGAATATAAAGGCTACCTAAAAGGTAACGTAGCAAAATATGTTTGGCGCGAAAAGCATAAAGGGGGTATTGAGTCACTCAAAAAAGCTCAATGGTATCTGAATAGACTGATTGCTTTAGAGTAATTAATCTCTCTGACGCCAGTCGTCAGTTTTTTCTTGACTAAACCACTCAACAATGTCATCTGCACTCTTAAAACCAGTGCGATGATTTGTTGGGTCTGGATCACCAAGATCTAAACTATTCATGAAATCATCTAAGCCGCCTTGTTGCATTTCTGGATTGTTAGCTACACGACGTGCTCTTCTCATTAGCTCACCTGCAGAACGATTTGCTTTTGCTAATTTTTCTGCCCAAATCATATCTGCTAATTGAACCTCTTCTTTGTTTACAATTTTGTTACAAATAAATTCCAATCGAAGGCGATATTCCGTTGACAACATACATTTAGTCTTTCTATTTAAATTATAAACCTAAAATCAACCAAAAAATGGCATGATTTCATCGTCATCTTCATCGTCTTGACTAGCCATTAAAGTCATTGCCAATTGTGCTAGCTCAACGTCACTAGGGATATCAAACTCTAATTCAATATTTTCTGCTTGCATCATGTCTTTTACTGCTTGGATTTCCAGGAGACGTTGATGATACAAATTCAAAAGCGCAACGTAAAGTTGATCCCATGTCAATTCCTTTGCTTCTAACTCTGCTTTACGCATCGCAAGTTGCAAGTGTAGCGGTAACTCAAACTCTGTAGTAGATGTTGACTCACCCATGCTTTTAGCCTTTACTCTATTTATTCTAGTGTATAGACTTACTTTTGAAATTCAAAAATCAAACGCAAATCATCTTCTGAAAGGTCGAAATCACCGGCATCATTAGCATTGTATTTGTTAGCAAATTCTGACAATGCATAGGGATTAATCTCTGCTTCTAGTTGTCGTATGGCTGCTACTTGTTCTGGGGAAGCTTCATAAGTTCTAAACGCTTTTAACAAGACATCTCCTGTCAAACAATTTGTATCTAAAAATAAACAAGCTTCTTGCCTTCTTCTATCTAATAAACCACCTATTACTTCATGGTCTTCATTAAAGATCCATTTACCAAATTCTTGGGCAGCTAAAACATAGTCTTCATTTTCGCAATAGTCAATAATAGAGCTGTATAAAAAGGAATCCCAACCGACTGAATGAATAAATGAAATAAGACCTTGCTTCATGTGTAGGTCAAGTTCAAGATTTAAACAATCAAGCTCTTCCGAAATGACATTAATTTCATAAAGCAAATACTCTAAAGCCTTTTGCCTGGTGCAACAATGGCCTTGCTTGACCTGTGAGCCATCAGGATAGAACTGAGTACCATAACCTAGGGTATAGGGGTCTCCTCCTGTTACAGGATCAGGATAAGCTTTTTCATTAAAGCCTTCAAATGCTTTAATAATAGAAATTGCATCCTGATAAAGATACATCGGAGACCTGCATATTTTTATACTATATATTATTTTCCTTGTCCACGGAGTTTTTTGCGTCCGTGATTTGGTCGAGAATGTTTTCCTTGTCCTTGATTTGTTTTCTTTGGTGTACCAATAACGTAACCACCGCCTTTAATGTTCTTGCTCATAAATCCAAAGAAGCTTCACACATAATACTAAACAAAAAAACCTTTAGTTGCATATATCTTTCTTGTTCTTCAGGCGGTCTTGCTGGTGAACCTGGCCAATGCTCAAGAGCATCTGAAACAGCTTGATAAAGAGTACGGCAATCTGCAATACTTAAATTAATTTCTACGTTCACCATTTCACTTTATGTGACCAATATCTAGCACTCATTTTACTTGGTTTGCTATCTTGTGCATCGTGTCTCGCATAGTATGACTTCTTACGTGCTTTGTCTTTGGCTGTCTTCGGATTTTTTCCCGCACCCTTTACGCCCTGTTGACCGAATCGAACAACTTTTTCTTTCCCTTTATCGCAAGCTTTTACAACGTGAGACTTAGTTTTATGTCCTGGTGTTTTCTTTGGCTTATTGCAAGCCATTTTGTCTTTGCTTAATTTAGCAGCTTTAGCTGCTTTCTTATGTTTTTCTGCCATTATTACTTAAAGAAAGTAGTATATTCACTAATATAATCCCTCCCAGCATCACTATAATAATCTTCCTTTTCATCATCAAAAAGATTAAAATAGTTTTCTGTATCATCTTTGTCTTCTTTTTCTTTATCTCCTCCACCAAATAAATCACTATCTGTGGTCCCCATAAAAGAACCAATCTGAGACATTGCTGCAAATGGATCACTGGATATTTCACTTAAATTAAAGCCGGTTCCCCCCGGCAATGCTTGGGTAATCATTTGGATATCTCCACGATCAGCGTCTGGCATGAAATCAGTAAAGAACTCATCTTCTGTTCCTGCATAGCCAGCATTAGCAAAAATCTGATATAAACTACTTTGGTTTTCTGGATCAATATCTTTTTGATCTTCATCTCTTTCAATATAAGTAACTCCTAAACGATCTTGTGTCGGCTTTAATTTTTTTTCATTTAAATATTTAATTGATTCTCTAATCTCTTTTGCTGCACCAGTTCTAGTGATATCAATAATATATTCTTTTAATTCATCAAGACTTGTTTCTAGGTCTAAGCCAAATTCTTCTAATATTTCTTTCCACTCAGGGTTGTTTTCTGTTGGATCAATACCCTCTAAAAGGTGATCAGCAAATTCTTCTGGCGTAGTAAAAGCAGAAAAAGAAGCGTCTCCTAAGTCTAATTTTGCTTCAGTTACTTTTGGAATAACTGTATCAACAATGTAGCCTTTAATATCAGCAACGCTAGTAATATCTTTAGCTGGATCATAAGCTAAATTTTTACCAATTGCATCATAATGTAAACGTGAAAATTGTTCTTTGTTATTTAAATCAACACCATAATAGTAAGCATATTGATTCCAGGTAATCCCATTTGGATAAGCTTCTGTCTTTGTTCCTTCTATAACAGCATTAGGGTTGGAAATAGCAGTGGCGTAATCAGCTTGAACACGCTCTGCTTGTTTTCTATAATCATCATCTCTAGGCCCTTCAAAACCTTCTCTTGTATCAATTGCAGTAGTTGGATCAAAGTAAAACGTATGATCAAACGTTTGATCAGGCGTTGCCTGAATCATACTTAATTTTGCTGCTGCATGAGCAGATGCTACATTTTTAAGTGCCGTCATGGCATCTTGTGTTTGAAAAACGTTCTGTTCGTCTTCGTCTAATGTGTCTAAATAAGAAATAAATTCATCCATAGATTTAGACTGATCAAAACGCGGCTTAATATAGTCATCAATAAAGCGATCCCTAAAGTCATCTTCAATCGCATAAATTCGTTTAATATTTGATTCATCTGCTTCTAAAATAGCTTGCGCTTCTTCTTTGTTTAAAGCAGTATCTAAGTCATATCTTTCTAATAAAGCTTTCCAGTTGTCTGGGTTTTTAATTTCAAGTGCTCTATCTTTAGTTAATCCACGGGCTAAATTATTCGCATCCATTAACGCATTCCATTCTTCTGTTTGCGTTTCTGGATCTAAAGTATTAACCTTTTCCTGGAAGCTAGCCCATTTAGTAGCATCTAAAATAGGGTCTAAGCCTTCAATACTGGCTTGCATATTCCCAGTTATTTCTTCTATATTTTGATATCTTTCCAGCATGGTTTCGTCAAACCATTTTTGCCAGTTATATACACTACTGTTATTAGAAATACCCGTAGCACCTGAAAGCT